ATAACGATTGGGCGCTGCTTGAGTTCCGAGCATCCGAAACTGGTCTTATCCCTCAGGCTGAACTCGATGCAGCCAAGTCTGAAATGGGAGACGACAAGTACCTACAAGAGTTTGAGTGTTCCTTTGACTCAGCAATCGAGGGAAGTTACTACGGGCAGCTTCTCAATGAGCTACCGTCTGAGCGATTCCACGACATCCCTGTAGATGGTTTAGCTAAGACTTATTGCGCCTGGGACTTAGGGATAGGCGACTCCACTGCGATCTGGGTTTGCCAGAGAGTGGGCCTAGAGACGAGACTTATTGACTTTGTGGAGAACCACGGTCAAGGGCTTGACTGGTATGTGAACTGGCTGAGAACGAACCATTACGAATTAGCCGAGCAGTTGCTTCCTCACGATGTACAAGTCAGGGAGTTAGGCACTGGACGCTCAAGGATGGAACTCCTACAAGAAGCAGGGTTAAACATCACGATTGTGCCGAGAATGAGTGTTGACGATGGGATACAAGCCGTGAGAAGGCTGATTCCTTATTGTTGGTTCGACTCCAAGACTAAGCGTGGAGTGGACGCGCTAAGGAATTATCGGCGACAATACGACGATAAGCGTCAGGTCTATTGGGACAAACCTCTCCACGATTGGGCATCTCATGCGAGCGACGCATTTCGGTATCTTGCGGTTGGCATGTCCGAGACAACATCTTGGTCTAAACCTCTGAAACCTAACGTAAGCTGGGTGGTGTAATGGACGACGGTAGACTTAAAGCAATACTTCAAGGCGAAATCGACAACGCGATAGGCTTTCTTGAGACCGAGACGGTCGAGCAGCGTAAGAACGCGCTAACTGCCTACATGCGTGATCCCTATGGTAACGAGGTCGAGGGTCGCTCTCAGATCGTAACCGGTGAGGTTGCGGAAGCGGTAGACGGGATGCTCCCGCCTCTCATGCGTTTGTTTACATCTGCCGATCAGATTGGTGTATTCGAGCCTGTAGGCCCAGGCGATGAGCCTTTAGCAAAACAAGCAAGCGAGTACACGAACTGGGTGCTTATGAAGCAGAACCCAGGCATCTCGATCATGCACGACTGGTTCAAGGACGCGATCCTTCAGAAGGTCGGGATCATCAAAGCCTACTGGGATGACTCGATTTCGGTCACGAAGGAGCAGTACGCAAACCTGACAGACGACGAACTCGCCATGATTATGTCTGACGGGACGATGGAGATCGCAGCGCAAGAGACGATTGAGCAAGACATTGACGGTCAAATGATGCGCGTTCATAACGTCGCGTTGATGAAGCAAACCAAGTCAGGAAAGATCAAGATCGAGAATGTGCCTCCCGAAGAGTTCTTGATCTCAAAGGCAGGAAAGACTGTCAGGGACACGCCTTTCGTTGCACATAGAAAGCTCATCACAAGGTCTGATCTGGTTGCGATGGGGTTTGATCCTGAGATCGTGATGAACCTTCCGGTCTACAACGACCTTGAGTTTTCTGCTGAATACATAGCTCGATACAACCGAGACGAACAGCCCTACATGGAGCCAAGCCTCGACAAGTCCATGCAGACGGTTGAAGTGTTTGAGTGCTACTTAAAGACAGACTACGACGGAGATGGGATCGCAGAACTTAGACGGGTTCATTTTTCTGGGAATGAAATCCTAAGTAACGAAGAAACTGACTATGTGCCGTTTTACACCCTCTGTCCTATTCCGATACCTCATCGCTTTTTTGGGGATTGTCCTGCTGATCGTACAGTTGATCTCCAGCTTATCAAGACTACTTTAACGAGGCAGATGCTTGATAACCTGTACCTACAGAACAATACTCGGATGGGTGCTGTAGAGGGTCAGGTTAATCTCGATGACCTCATGTCGGTGACCCCTGGAGGTGTAGTTAGGATGAAGAATCCCGCTGCACTTGTACCGATTACAGTTAATCCTGTTGCTCAACAGGTATTCCCTTTCATGGAGTACCTAGATCAGATCCAGGCCAAGCGTACGGGCGTTACCGAGGCTTCCCAAGGGTTAGACCCCAACATCCTACAAAACGTGACTGCTGCGGCGATAGCGGCTCTTACGCAAGCCTCACAGGGCAAGATAGAACTCATCGCTAGGATATTTGCAGAAACAGGCGTAAAAGACTTATTCAAAGGACTTTTACATCTCTTATGCAGATACCAGGACAAAGCAGTTTTGATTCGGATGCGTGGGGAGTACGTCCAGTACGACCCAAGAGAGTGGTCGAACCAGTACGATGTATCAGTGAATGTCGGACTTGGTACGGGGAGCATGGAACAAAGGATGGCCATGCTCAGTATGGTTCTTGCGAAACAAGAGCAACTCATGCAGACGCTAGGCCCGAACAATCCTTTGGTGTCTGTCTCGCAATATCGTGCGACGCTCGGAAAGCTCGTTGAGGCTGCTGGCTTTGTAGACTCTGCTGAGTTCTTCAAGCCCGTTACACCTGAGATTGACGCAATGCTTGCACAACCTCAGCAACAAGGCCCAGATCCTGCTGTGCAGATGATGATGGCCCAAGCCCAAGCAGACATCGAGATTAAGCGTCAGAAAGCTATGGCAGACATTCAGCTAGCAAGAGAGAAAGCTGTAGCCGAGCTAGAACTCAAGCGCATGGAGTTCGAGGCAGAGGCGCAGATGAAGGCTATGAAAGTAGGTGCTGGGATTACGTCTAACATTGAGATACCTGGGTAATCATGGATCTAAGCGCATTTGGTAGCCCAGAGGACTTTGCATGGGGTCTTGCGAATGACCCTAACTTTTTGAAAACTGCTGCAAGCTACGGGATCTCTTACGCGGACATCCTTAACTACATTGCACCTACTGTTGCGCCTGCTCCAACCCCTGCGCCAACCCCCGCCCCGACACCAGAACCAACCCCTGCTCCAACGCCAGAACCAACGCCTGCTCCAACACCTGCGCCTACCCCCGCGCCTGTTTATGCGCCGGTTTACGTTCCAACCTACGAACCTCCTCCGACTTACGTAGAGCCTGAGCCTGTTTACTACGAGCCACCACCAAGGACACCTTACAACGGGTATGACTTCAACTCGATTGTTAGCCAAACTCAGACAAGGGCTAACCAAGGCTTTACCCCATCTGAGTTGTATAACTATGCGGTCTATTCGCTAGGCTTTACTGCCGATGAAGCGCAGAGCATCCTTGCTAGCGTATCCTTCCCCAAAACTGCGGAACAAATCGAGGCTGAAAGGCTTGCGGCAGAACGAGAAGCCCAACGTGTAGAAGCAGAAAGACTTGCAGCGGAACAAGCAGCAAGAGACGCAGCGAGATTAGAGGCCGAGCGTCTAGCGGCGCAGGAAGCCGCAAGGCTAGAGGCAATCAGAGTAGAAAACGAGCGTATAGCCGAAGCCCAGAGAGTCGAGGCGGCGCGTCTGGCAGCAGAGGAAGCGGCAAGGTTAGAAGCGCAGAGGATTGAATCTGAGCGTATCGCCGCAGAAGAGGCGGCGAGGCTGGCTGCGGAAGAAGCGGCGAAATTAGTTGTTACGCCTGCCCCAACTCCTGCACCTACGCCAGAACCAACTGCCGCTCCTACTCCGGAACCAACGATTGCCCCTACTGCTGCACCCGCTCCTGCACCAACAGAAGCCCCAACCCCAGCACCAACCATTGCTCCTACGCCTGCACCAACATTACCTCCAGCGAGTCCTACCATGTTAGACGTAAACAGCGCAATATCTGCGTTCTATCAAACGTTTGGTAGACCGCCGACTGACAGAGAGTTGACTAATTTTGAGAATTATCAACTAAATTCCACGATGCCTTTTAGGACATTAGACGAATTCAATGAATACCTAAGGGCATCAATTGCTACTCCGACACCTACGCCTACACCTACAACAACCCCCACCCCTACGCCCGCTCCAACTGCGCCTCCTTCTGCTTTTGCGTCTATTGACATTGATACAGCATCTAGCGTGTTTGAGGGAATATTTGGCCGTCAACCATACGCATCGGAGTTAACAAACTTTTTTGTCGCTATTGAAAACAAAGATCCAAGAGTTGCATCTGTCGAGGCTTTTACTCAGTACCTCATGGGGACAATGGCAACGCCAGCACCAACGCCGGCACCTACAGCTACACCATCCCCAACGCCAACCCCGACGGTTACGCCAGCACCTACTGGTACACCGGCACCTACAGTTACACCAGC